AGGCCTCTTACAGCTCTGGTAATCCCTGTTAAAGTTGTGCCACTTGTGACACCAGTGTAAGATATTTCTTCTGTTCCTACTTTTATAAAATTTGTTCCTGAACTTGGAAACTGTGATGCATCGGCTAAAACAATACTAGTGCCTGACCCTCCAGTTCCAAAAGCATTGTCGCCTAGAGCACCATTAAGTGTAGTGGTTACAGCATTAGAAGCTTCACCACCCCAGGATCCTAAACCCCAACCAAAACCTTTTTCTTGAACTGCAGATCCAACAGGAAAGTAGTGTTGTACTCTAATACCTCCAGATGTCGTGGCTCCTGAACCAGACTCGTTTGACGGCATTGTAATAGTAATTGTTTCTGTTGTAGGCACAGAAGTAACCATAAATTTTTTATCATCAAAATCAGATGCACTGAAATTAGATCCGGTGATAGTCGTAAAATTATCTAAAAGAATAATATCCTGTGGGTTAATACCATGGGCCGTAGCAAAAGTTATCGTTACGGTCGGTGATCCGTTGGTCGTGCTGAATGCATTGGTAAGCGTTGTAGTAGATTTAATTGGGTGTATGTCATAAAATACACCACCTGAAAAAGCGTATAATATTCTGTTTGTGCCTATAATCGCGTATCTTCGACCTAAACTATTAACGAAGTGGTGTAAACCTCTACCGGCTCCTGTTAATTCATTCTCATTAACGTTTCCTAGCTGGTTCCATCCACCAATTTTTTCTGGAACACCATATCTAAAACGAACATTGTCACAGTCTATCCACTGTCCTTCGGCCGCTGTGGCTGTGATCTGTTTGTTGATACCTGGTTGAAAGCCTATCTTCTGTAGCATAGATTACAAAATATAGCACAAAGCTATATATTTCAATGTTTAAATATACAATTAACCACTACCCTAAATCTATAATTTAAGGGAGGACTAGCGGCATGTAAGGTATTTGAATCAAATACAACAGCTCGTCCTCTTTTGGGTCTGACTCTTTTTATCACTTTTCTGTGGTTATTAAAGAATAAAGTATCTCCATCTGAATCATTTACGTAATATAGGACGCTTGTATAAATATTGCCAGGATAGTCAGAATGCAATGACCCATGGGTTTTTTCATTTGCACCTATTATCTGAACATTTAAATTAGCTTTTACTCTGTAAAAACTTTTAATTTTAATAAACTTATTAGACTTATACATTTTTTCAAGTCGTGGCCAGTGCATAGAATTTCCTTTTTCCTCCATGTAAAAAGTATGGCAAAATTGATGATAATCTTTTTCAAAAGGTAAACCTGAATTTACTTTAATTCCTGAAGTATAGTTATCTGGAACGTAGTTTGAAGTGTGAGCGAGAAACCAAGGAAACTGATTGTCAAGATCTACATAAAGAGTTTCTTCAAGAAAGTCTTGATCTTCTTTTTTAAAAAAATTGTCTACTACTTTAATCATCTTTATAAAGGGGATAGTCGTGGTGAAACTACCCCCATTCTTCCTATATCATTTTCTAAACCACCCAGGAAGTCCTAAATGTAGTCGTCCATCGAACATATTCTTTTCAGCTTTCTTGGAAACTTTATTGTAGTGTAAAAAAACTTGAGCACAGTCTTTACCTTTAAATGCTTCTCTCCAATGCTCTAACTCACATCCAGAATAAATAAGCATGTCTCCTGGTTTTAAATTTATCTTGACTCCTTTTAATCCTTTTTTGCCTGATGGCTCTAAATATATTGGCCAAGAATCTCCACCTAAATTAAGTGTAGTAGATATCTCACAACTAAATCTATCTTTGTGTCTTTCAAGAACATCACCCTTTTTATAGATTCTTGCGTAGGAATAAGTGGGTGTTAATTTTAAACCTGTGTGTTTTTCCATAGCAGGCTGAACTTTTAATAACAAAGTCTCCATGGCTATATCGGCGTAGTGTGAATATGTGTTTGGAACTTGATTGTCATTCCATCTACCCCAATCTTCTTCATGCTTTGATATGTAGTTGTGTTTAAATAAAGTATCAGCAACTTGTCTTTTCATCAAAAAATAATTGTAGACAAATTCAGCTAGATCAGAAGACACAGCTTTTTTTAAAACAGTATATTTATTTTTTTTAAAGGTCATCTTATATTTCTTAAATTAAAATTGAACGCTATAATCTTTTTCTGGTCATTATAATTATTTCTTGATGTGTGTAAATAGTAACTTGGGAAGATCAACAAGTCTCCCTCCTTTACATTAATTGATTTTTTGTTAAATATTTTAATACCTTGTTGTTTAGGATTAGGTAAATATAAATAATAAACAGCAGAAAGATTTGTATGACTATGTGTGTGCCATCCATGTCTACCTTTTTTTAAATAATTTTGATACCAGTAGTTATCAATAATAATTTCTATATTATTAGAGTGTTGTTTATAATATTCTTTTACAAAAAGTTTTAAGTATTTTAAAAAAATAGGATGCATTAGAGGCCAATAAGGTTTTGGAGTATTCTTTGGCATAAACCAATCACTTATTAAATTACCATCATTTTTACCTGCTGTTACATTAAGCAAACTAACGGCTTCATCTTTAATAGATTTATGTTCTTTTATCTTTTTTATCCAAAGCATAATTATAAGAAAATATTATCTATATGGTTTTCCTAAATTCCAAATTACTAAACTATATCTAACACCTTTAGTTATTGGTTTAACTCTATGCCAAACAAAAGATGGAAAAACAACTATACTACCTTTAGGTAGTATCTCCGTGCATAATTTAGTATTTCTAGCACGTTCAGGATCTTGATTTCTTAAATCAAATTCCAATTCTCCTCCTTGATATTTTTTTGGATCAGTTAAACTCACTGTCACAGATAGCTTTCTTATCAAACCATTTTCTGGTCCTTCTTTCTTGTAAGGCGTGTCCCAACTGTCTTGATGCCAGTCATAGTATTGACCTTCTTTGTATATGGTAAACTGACAAGATTCAGATCTATCCCAATCAAAATTCCAACCAGCTTGTTGATTGGCCTCTCTAATAAAGGGGTGTATCTCTTTGTATATCCATCTATCATCTAACCAAACAATGTTAGAGTCTCTTTTCTTTTTTAAATTAAAAAGTTCTCTTTCATTTAAAGGATTCTTTTTTATATCTCTATATTTATTTTTTTCCTCTGCTCCTGTAATAGCAATACCTTCTTTCTGTTCCTTGCCGTGTCTTATTATTAAATCACATATTTTAGATGGAAGAGCAGATTTAAAATAATAATAATAATTATTTAAATTCATATGTTGTAGTTAAAAATATGTTACGCTTTCTAGACATGTTAGGTGTTATAAAATATTTTAACGAGCTTGGAAACATAACAAAGAAATTGCTTTTCATTTGAACAAACCACTTCCTGCCCTCTCTACGATTATTATTAAATTCAATAACCATTTGACAAGATTCTGGTTGAACATCTATTCCATACACAAAAGTATAATCAGGAGAGCGTCTTAAATCTAAAGGGTCCACAGTATTTCTTAAAAAGGATTGCTCTTTAGGTGCGTAAACATTTCCCCAATTTTTCATAGGAATTAAATGTTTTTCATAATCTATTTTATAGTGATCTTTAAAATGATCCTGTAACCAAGATAATTCTTTTGAGTATTCCACTACATAATCAAGATAAGAGTAATCTCTATCATCATCACTCATTCTTTTATTATCTATAAAAGACTCTAATATATTGCCTTTTATTTCTGCTCTCTTAATTTCAAAATGTTTTGGAGTTTTGATTTCGCCGTAATAATAATCTATTTCTGATAGCACCACTTTTTTCATAACTTATACTGAATTTATATCAACTAAATCCCATGTTTGTCCAGCTTCATTCCACTGATATTCCCAAAAATTACCTGTCCCTGCCTCTGCAGATGCAAGATTTTCTGCTTCTTGTTCAGCTGTTAGGCTAGGTTTTGCAACTGGGGGATCCCAGGACGCTGTTGATAAATTTAAAGTCCAACTATCAAAAGGTTTTGGTGGCATAAAAATATCATTTGTTTCATCATAGTTATAGCCTATACCAGGATAGTTTCCTCTAAAAGGTGTTCCACCTAATTTATGTATATTATTAAAAGTGTTATAAGAACATTTTTTCCAAAGTGGATAAAAGTGTATTTTTTCTAGGTATCTTCTACCTCTTTCCTCTTCTTCAACACCCTCATCACTAGAAGTTTTAACATTATCTACAACATGTACTCCTAATACTCTGTTATTTTCATCTAATTTTGCAAAGTGTGCCATATCTTATATATCCTTATTGAAACTTATACCTTATTACCACTATTCCTGATCCACCAGCATGGGCTGATCCTCCGCCACCACCAGTATTTGCTTGTCCTGCAGATCCGGGTGCATTTGGAGGTGCTCCTTTATTTCCAGTTCCTCCTCCACCTGGACCACCTGATCCACCGGCACCAGGGCTAGCAATTGGATATCCTCCACCGCCACCACCGCCAGCTCGTGTTACAGATGAGCCTGTAATTGATGTTGAAACTCCTGCACCACCAGGCCCACCAGCATTACCTTGTCTAGCGCTTCCAGCACCTCCGGCTCCTCCGCCACCACCTGCTGATCCTGCGTTTGAACCAGGGGGCTCTCTTCCTTGCCCACCAGGTTGTCCTTGAGGTGGACTTGTTGGAGGTTCATTTCCATTGCTTCCAGGATTAAATTGATTTTCACCACCGCCACCACCAGAACCACCTTGTCCGTTTGGACCCGATCCGCCGCCGGCAGATGTCTT